CCCATTCTGCCGATGCTTCTTTACCTATCTTGCCTTCATATGGACATGGCGTACCTGCCATTCTCATTGCTTTAAATACTCTTTCGTCTTGGCATAACAAGGCAACTGATGCTACTTTCATACCCATGTCGTACAGATATTTAGACAGTTTTAACCTTTCACAGTTTTGATCTGTAACAGTTTTACCACCTGAAAAACCAAAAATTTGCCCTTGGAAAGCTGCTGATCTTCCTACTGTGCAAAGGTCTTGGCTATAACTCATAATGCTTGGAGCAATAGCTGAAGCAGGTGGTGCTTCGCTTTTAACATTCTGATTAATCGTTTGAGTTGAATTAGATTCATTAATGTTTCGATTAGTGTTATCAGACTTACTATTATTTTCGTTAACATTTTTATTGTCAGTTTTTACATCACTTTGAGATGTAGACTGATTAACATTTGTGTTTTGATTGGTGTTATTTGAAGTGCTGTTGTTTGTATTATTTACATTCTGATTAACAGTAGAATTAACTGTTGAGTTAGATGTAGAGGTATTAACATTATTATTTGTATTAGTATTGTTTGAAGTTGAATTAGCTGTAGAAGTATTTACATTCGTATTCAAATTCGTATTTTGATTGGTGTTTGCGTTTGTATTCGTTGAAGTATTGGTGTTTGTAGAAACATTAGTATTAGAATTATTGTTTGTGTTAGTCGCAGTTGAAGTGTTGGTATTCGTATTATTATTTGTATTTGTATTTGTATTAGTAGTTGTAGTTGTATTGACTGTATCTAAACTATTGTTTTCGCAATACTGAGAACCATTGACACAAGCTGTACCAGATTGCTGTGATGATTGAGCAAATGCATTTGCAGAAAATATAATTCCTAAAAATATAATTGACTGGTAAATATTATTTTTCATTTGGGGTAAATACTCCTAGTTCTATAAGTTTGTTTCTATTTACTAAATGTTCTGATTCAATATCATTTTTACTTTGTCCATGATATTCAACAGCTAAATAGTTTTCTATCATAGATACATTAATGTTAATGTCATCTACGATAATTTCCCCTAATACACGACCATACTTGCCTTTAGAATCTTTTAACTTTGATCTTAATACTACTTTAGTGCCATTGTGAATAGCATCACTTAAATACTTTGAAGCTAATTTTCCTCTAGCTTTTTCATCTTTATCTCTTGTTCTTGATTCAGGTGTATCAATGCCGTAAAGACGAACACGACACTTGTGAAGAATAGAAAAACCAAGATCAAGAATAACATCAACAGTATCGCCATCAACCACCCTAGTAACTGTGCAACCATATTCATACATTATCTTTTCTTTCCTTTGTGTAAACCATGTCTAGCGTGTTGTTTGCCTTTAGCAGTAGCTTGTCTTTTTTTTCTGTTAGCTGCCGCAAGTTTACTTCTGCCTTTAGAGGTTGATTTAAGTCTATCTATTTGAGCTTTTGGTGCATAAACTTCACCAGTTTTAGAAGATTTTTTTCCGCTAGGAGTTGTCCATTTTTGTTTAGTCCAACGCTTTAAAGACCTTTGTGATTTTTTTAATGGCATTAATCTTCCTCAATTTGTTCACTATATAAGTTGTTAAATGTTGTTAATGGGTCTAAGTAACTTTCATGACCTTCTGCTGAATGTATGTGTTGTGATGGAGCAAAGTCTGGAGGACCTTCTCCTGTAACCCATAAAGCAGGACTAGTAGCTCTAACTCTATTATTTGGAAGTGCTACTATATTGCCTTTCCATTCACAATCTTCTGTAATATATATAACATGAGATTGTTTATGTTGTGCAGGACAATCAGCAATAGAATTATCAGTATAATCTACAGTAAATAAATATTTGCCTTTATAAAAATTATTATTAATTTTGCATATCCAAGGACTAGAGCTAACTCTATCCATGACAATTACAGAATGATTTCTAGCCTCACAGTCCCAAGGTTGAGCTAAATGATCTTCCATAGGCAATGCCCACTCTGCAACAGGTATATCTGCTACAAGAGCTTGTATAGGCATTCTTGCCCACATTGCACCACCATGTATATTAGATTCATCATCTTCAGCTTCACATCCAGTAAAAACTACTTGAAAACTTAATGACCTATCTGGAATAGTATTTACAGCTATTGCTAATGCGTGTAAGTATTCTCCATGACCATGTTGATGATTAGTAGTAAATTCCTTTCTAACCCAACATTTAAAATGCGGTATATTGCTGATTAAGTAAGACATTACTTATATCCGCCACCTGCTTTTTTATATGCTTTTGCTAACATTTGTGCTTTACGAGCAGACCATTGTCCAGCTCCACCACCTTTGCTTCCTGATTTAATTCGACTAAATATTCTTTTACGCATAGCAGGTTTTGTATAATTACCTGCTTTATTTACTGTTGATTTTTTAGCTCTACTCATCCGAACATTCCTGCAAGAACACCTGATGCAATAAGAAGAACATATAATCCCCAGATCATATTTTCTAACTTGTTAAATCTTATTTGTCCTTGATCTAATCTTTTTTCAATGTTTTCGTACCTAATAGTGCACTCTCTTTCGTGTGCTTCTATTTTAGCAAAAGATTCTTTTGTGGTAGCCATGTTATTTTTTTTTAGATTTTTTTACAGGTTTTTTTCTTAAAACTTTTTTATAGGCTTCATTTTCTATAGTTGTTGGATCATCAGCAATGTAACGACCTTTTTTAGTCCTAGCTCTAACAACAACTTTTTCTGTAAGAGATGGGGGTGTAATAAACTTTATAAATTTTTTAAACCAATTCATATTATTTTTTAAACTTTGATTTAATTTGCACCCAAAGCTCAGGTTTAAATTTTCTTATTGAAGCAAGAGCTACTGCTGTAATTATTGCTGCTGGTATTAAAATATCCATACTTCTCTCCTAAATAGAGTGATTATTATTATCACCCATTAATAAAACAATAGTACCTGTAAGAACAGATACACTTATAACTAAATTAAAAATTTCATACATCATCATAATATTAAATTTGTTTAAAATAACTTGGTAAGCCAATTATAGGTCTGCCATCAAATTTATTTTCTTTAGCATTTTTACCATTTTTATCATTGTAGTGCAAAAATACTTGTCCACAATCTTTACCTTTAAATGGTTCACGCCAATGCTCTAGGTCACAACCACGATACATAAGCATATCACCTGCTTCTAGTTTGACCTTTATGCCATCTTTGCCTTCTTCTCCTGATGGCTCTAAAAATATAGACCAAGCATCTCCGCCTAAGTGCATAGTAGTAGATATTTCACATGAGTATCTGTCTTTGTGTCTTTTTAACTCGTCACCTTTTTTATAGATTCTAGCGTATGAATAAGTTTCAGTAAGTTTGAGTCCTGATTCTTTTTCCATTACAGGTTTAACCTTTTGTAATAAAGTTTCCATTACTATGTCTGCGTAATGAGAATAAGTTTCTGGTATTTGTGTATCGTTCCATACCCCAAAATATTCAGTAAATTGTGATACATACCTTTCATCAAACAAGTGCCTTGCAACAGCTCTTTTGTTTAAAAAGTATTGATAACAAAAATCTGCTAACTCTGTTGATATAGCACCTTTAATTACTTGGTATTTATTTTTTTCAAAGCTCATCTAAATGGGTATCCTAAATTCCAACATACTAAAGAGTGTCGTATGCCTTTGGTGACTGGTTTAACTCTATGCCAAACAAAAGAAGGAAAAACTATTACGCTACCCTTCTTTCTAATTTCTTCACATATTCTTGGCTGAGAGCCTTCATCTGTGTTTCTAAAATCAAACTCTAAATCTCCACCTTCGTATTCATCAGGATCGGTAAGCGATACAGTCATACTAAGTTTTCTTAATTTACCATGTGCGTTAGCATTATCAGGTTGGTTATAAGGTTCTTCGTATGAGTCACAATGCCAATCGTAAAATTGACCTTTCTTGTATTCAGTAAATTGACAAGATTCTGACCAATCCCATTCAAAATTCCAATCAGCACTAGCATTTGCTTGATGTATGTAGGGTTGTATTTCTTTGTATATCCATCGGTCATTCATCCACACAACATCAGACTTGCGTTTCTTTTGAATGTTTTTAAGTTCTAGTTTGGTGAGCTTATCTTTACCAAAGTTGCCTGTAATAGCAGTTTCTTTTTCTTGCTCTTTGCCATAACGAACAATATCGTCACATATTCTTTCAGGTATAACCGATTGAAAGTACCAGTAGTAATATTTTAAATTCAAAATTTATATCTTATTTAAACCCAATCGTCAGCTTTAATTTGTCTAAAAACTTGTCTTAAATCCCAACAACTTGATGCCAGTGTTTGGTCTATTGCAGGTTCATTTACTATAACAACCCCTGAACCACCTGCGCTTCCTCTTGCTGAACCACCTGCTTCAGTTGCTGTTGAACCACCACCTCCACCTGTATTTACAGTACCTGCTACTGCTCGTGTTGCTGGAACATCTGGAGTAGCATCTGAAGCGTATCTATCACTTTTACCACCGCCACCTGAACCACCTGCTGCTGTCCATGGTGCTTCTGCAAATCCACCTCCACCTCCACCTCCACGAGTAACAGACGAGCCTGAAATATCAGATGATGCTCCTGCACCTCCAACACCGCCAAGATAAGTATATGGAGAAAGAGTACCAGCAGTACCACCTACAGCACCAGCTCCACCACCGCCACCTGTGTTTCCAGCTATAGCTGAACCTCCAGCGTTTCCTTGTCCTGAAGTTGCTGTTCCTCCAGCAACTGCACTAGGTCCACCTCGGTAACCTCCTCCGCCTGAACCACCATCTTGTCCTGCTATTGGTGTGCCTGAAACTCCTCTAACTCCACCCCCACCACCTACTGCTGTAAGTGGAGAAGCTGCTCCAAAAATTGAATTACCACCAGCTTTACCTCTCATATTTTCGTTAGTTCCACCTGCACCTTGAGGTGCGCCACCTACTCCGCCTGCGCCTACTGTTACAGGTACTGGACTTTGAGGCACAGGGTGGGAGGGTACTTCATAATACCCACCTGCTCCTCCACCTGAACCTTGAGCAGCACCTCCTGCTCCACCTGCTACAGCTAATACCCAAGCATTTGTTGTAAGTGATGCGGCTGCAAATGTACCTGAAGAATTAAATGTGGTTATAACTGCATCTTGGGTTTGTGAAGTTACTGCTTGTGCTGCTCCGATTAATCTTGGCATATTACACCCATGTTCCTGCTTTTACAGCATCGTATACTGAATTCATATCCCATATTCCTGACCCTACATTAGAACCTGCAGCTTCTTTAACAATAACGACACCTGAGCCACCTGCTGCTCCATTAGGTGGTGCATAACTTGCGTGCATAGCACCGCCACCACCACCCCCTGTATTAGCTGTACCTGCGGTTACTGAATCTGCTCCAGGTCCATTTCCATTTCCGCCACCACCAGTACCACCAGCACCACCTGCTGCTGAAAAATAACCACCGCCACCACCGCCACCTGCTCTTGTAACAGATGCACCTGTAATTGAACTTGCTAATCCTGCACCACCAGCACCGCCTGATAAACTAGCGTTTGGTCCTGGACTTGGGGTTGCATTTGATCCAACTGCACCTGCACCACCTCCACCTGCACCTGATGAATCATTTGAGCCTGTTGTAGGAGCATTTCCTCCAGCGTTACCTTGACCTGATTCTGCATTACCACCAACAGAACCAGGTGCGCTAAATCCGCCACCACCACCACCTGAACCTCCAGGTCCACCTGGAGAAGGACTTCCATTAGCACCATAACCACCGCCTACTGAAGTAATTGCAGAGGGTGTTCCTAAAACTGAATTACTACCTTTAGCTCCAACAGAACCAGGACCACCTGCTGCTCCACCTGCTCCAACTGTAACTGGGTAAGGTGAGCCACCTGATACTGGATTTCCTGTGGCTGTTAAATAACCACCAGCTCCTCCGCCTCCTGCATAATATATACCACCACCGCCTCCTCCACCTGCGATAACCAAGTGTTCGACTGCTGTTGTATATGGAGCAGTCGTTAAAGTACCACTAGAATTAAAAGTTGTTATAACTTCAGGTTGAACGACTGCTGGGTTATCAACACCTACTACTCCACCATTAGAATTAGCCATGGTTAGACCTCATTCCATTGCGTATTAGAGGCATCCCATGTGTATTTTGTTTCTGTTCCAGCACCTGGAAAATTATCGGACCAAGTAGAACCAAGCCATCGAAGATTAGGTTCATCCCAAGTAGGGAATACTGTCAAACTTCCTATCTCAGATACACTTGGATAAGTAACTGGTGCTTTCCAATCTCCATTAGAGTCTAAAGACCAAGAAGAATAAGGTTGAGGGGATATAAACATATTTAAAGAGGAATCATAAGTATCCCCAATACCTGCGTATTGTTTTCTAAAGTTATTGTTGTATGAAGTTTGTTTCCAAGCAGCACCACCTGTTCCGTATGGAACGATTGATGCTACAAATGTTTCTGCTTGAGCAGATTCATCGCCACCATTGGCATCTACATCATCGTTGGATATTACTATTACTTGTAATACTTCGTTGCTTGAATTAAGTTCTGCAAAGTGAGCCATAATTAAATACCTCCTTAAGCGTCATCTAATTCTTCGTAACTAATGGTGTAGGTCAAATCTGAGTTTGCACCTGCACCACCCTCTAAGATGTCTCCTTCTTGAAGGTAAAAACTAG